ATAGGTGTATCTAGGCAAGATGCAAAAGCACATACCTTTAAACCTTTATATGGTGGTGTAACAGGAACTGAAGATGAAAAAAGATATTACACTAAGTTTCTAGAAAAATACAAAGATATAAAAACTTGGCATGATAAGTTGCAAAGTGAAGCAATAAGGTATAAAAGAATTAAACTACCAACTGGTAGAGAATATTCTTTTCCTTATGCAGAAAGAACTCCTTGGGGTGGATCTACATATGGAACACAAATAAAAAATTATCCTGTACAAGGTTTTGCTACAGCTGACATTGTACCTTTGGCTTGTATAAATATATACAAACTAATGAAAGATAAGGGAGTAAAAAGTTTACTTGTAAACACAGTTCATGATTCTATTGTAGCTGATGTTTATCCTGGTGAAGAAGATGTGATGAGTGATATATTTAACCAGGGCACAGCAGACGTAATACCTGCACTAAAACAGTATTACAAAATTGATTTTAATGTTCCGCTTGACACTGAACTTAAAATAGGTAACAATTGGTTAGATATGAAGGAGGTAAATCATAATGACTAAAACATATAAAGTACACTATACTGCAGACGTTTGGGAGTACAGAACTATAGAAGCTAATTCACCAGAAGAAGCTAAAGAAAAGTTTGAAAAAGGTGAATGGGGTGATGACTCTGAACGAGAAGAAATGGGTATGGAAAACGTAAAAACAGATAAAGTAGAGGAAGCCTAATGATTGATGATGATGTATTAGAGACTATGGATGAGTATTCTGATGAGGAATACTCAGCCTACCTAGAGTACAAAGAGTTAAAAGATAGATGTATGATAGAACCAACTACATTGTATATAAGTAATAAACACGAGTTCTTTAAAGAGTGGGAATACTTTGCACATGCTGATGGTTTAGAAATAAAAATAGTAGAAGGAGATACTAGAATATGTTAAGAGATATATTTTTATACTTTTGTTGTGGTGCGACAACTTGCGTGATACTATTTACAATATATTTAGTATTACTTGCACTTTTATCTTGATTTATTTTTTAAATATGGTATACAACTTTTTTAAAATAGGAGGACAAAAATGTCTGATAATAACATAGTAAATATAAACAACATGTCTGATGAGCAAATAATGCAAGCCATCGGACAAGATGATGGATCTAGTGTGGGTACAAATATACCTAGACTATCTATCAATAGAACACCAGAAGATGACGATGGTAATCAATTACCAGTTGGCCACTTCACTACTTACGATCCTAGCGTTGGACAAAGTGTTTATGGTAAGCCTGTAACATTTAGACCATTTATTAGTGCCATGCAATACATGCACTATGATGCTGAGAAAGGTGAGTACATAAATAGATCTATTATATTCAAAAGCTGGAAGGAAGAAGCTATTGATATACTTGGTGGAACTAAATGTGGTAAGATAGCATTTAAGGATAGATCTTCTCTAACACCAGAACAGTTAGAGCAACAAAGAACAATAAGATGTTACAAACTTGTATATGGATTATTGTCATTTACAAATGGTAAAACAGCACAAGGCCATGCTCATAATGTAGAAAATTTACCTATACTTTATAGAGTAACTGGTACAGCTTTTACACCAGTGAGTTCTGCTCTTGATCAATTAAAGAAAAGAAGAAAGTTAATGTTTAACTGTACTTTTTCTTTAGATACTAAAAGACAGAAAAAAGGTGGTAATGTCTATTATGTTCCAGAGATAGGGGTAAATGCAGATGGGAACTTGAAGTTATCTGATAAAGATATGGAGACACTAAAAGTATTTCAAGAGTCTATTGATGCTGAGAACGCTGAAGTTATTGATGCTTATAATAAAGCTAAGAATAACTCACCTAGTAAAAGTGATGAGATAGATGCTAAAGTGGTAGAAGATGTAAGTGAAGATTCTCCAGAGGAGATACTTGCATCTTAATGAATAGTATACTTCTAAAAGTTCAGCAGTATCTTGATAATGTTTCAAAGAGTCCTGTTAAGTTAGACAAACAACTAGTGCAGGAATTTGGTGAGGCGTGTAAAAACGCCTTACTAAAACAGTTTGAAGAACCTAGAAGAGATAAGTTTGAACCGAGAATGTCAAACATTGGAAGACCATTATGTCAGTTGCAGATGGAAGCAAAAGGTGTAAAGGGTGAAGGACAACCTTACAATGTTAAAATGCGTAATACGTTTGGTGATATCATAGAAGCAATGGCTATACTAATTATGAAATCTGCAGGCGTTAGTATTTCTAATGAACAAAAAAAAGTTACATATAAATTTAATGGAGAAAAAATTGAAGGTAGACAAGATGTTGAAATTGATGGAAAAGTATGGGATATTAAAAGTGCGTCACCATATTCCTTTGAAAAAAAGTTTGGAGAGGCAGGAGGATTTAATGAAGTTGTTAGAGAAGATTCATTTGGTTATGCATCACAAGGATTTTTATATGGAGAAAGTCAATCTAAAAAGTTCGGTGGTTGGATAGCTATTAATAAATCTACAGGAGAGTGGACAGTATGTGAAACTCCTGCATCTGTAGATGAACATAAGAAGAAAGCATTAAAGTTAGCTAAAGATAATTTTAATGCATTGAAAGAAGGTAAACCTTTTAAAAGATGCTACGATGATGTGGCTGAAACTTTTAGAACAAAACCTACTGGTAATAGAGTTTTGGGCTTTGTATGTTCATATTGCCCATACAAACTTCCTTGTTGGGGAAGAGATAAATTGCAGTTGTTACCACAACAGCAATCTAAAGGTAAGAATCCTAAATGGGTTTGGTACACTGCTGTCACAAATCCTAGGGAGGAAACCAAGGAGTTTAATGGTGGATAGTTTGAGGGGTCTATTCACCATTGACTCTTTAAATATATATAATATGCATTTATATTTTGTAGTTTTTAAAAATAAAAAAGATGATGATTATAAATTATTCAGTAATCATTTATTTGACGATGAAAAAAAAGCAGAATACTTTGGTAGTTCGAGTATGAAAAGAGGCTTTGAGCATAAAGTATTAGAATATAATAGTGAAAATGTTGATAAATATTGGAAGGATAATTGTTGGGTAAAAAATGAAAGATAAAGATAAATTAAGTTTGATTAACTCTGTTAAGGTTATAGTAGCACCTTGGCAGAAAGGTTTTACTTGTGGTGTTATTATGGATAGTAAATCTAAAATGACTACACAAGAATATGAATTATGTTCTACGATAGCTAGAGGCATGATAAAGATGGCAACTACTGATCCACACTCTACATTTTTGTGGGGTCTGCGTGGTTTTGCTGATGACAAAAAGAAAAACAAAGATCTCAGTATTAGTTCTGTAGCAGAGTTTGATGATGACTCTAATGTTATTGACTTTCTTGAGTTCCTAAAACAAAAAAGAGATAAGGAGTTAAACTAATGGCAACACATTTAGTTATGGGTGACCCTCATTGCACACCCAAAGCAAGCAATGATAGATTTCTGTGGGCAGGTAGACTAGCAGCAGATATAAAAGCTACGCATGTTATATGCATGGGTGACTTTTGTAGTATGGATTCTCTATCTAGTTATGATAGAGCAAAGAAATCTTTTGAAGGTAGAAGATATCAAAAGGATATGGAACATTCACATGAAGCATTAGCTTTATTTAATAAAGGTTTAGGTAAACACAAACTTAAAAAAATTATGTTACATGGTAATCATGAAGATAGAATAGATAGATTCGTGGATGAAAACCCAGAGTTAGATGGAACACTAAAGATAAGTGATCTTAAGTTTAAACAATATGGTTGGCAGGAAGTACCATACAAACAAATGAAAGTTGTAGATGGTGTACACTATGCTCATCATTTTCCATCTGGTATTATGGGTTCAGCTATATCTGGTGAAAATATTGGTAGAACTCTATTGACAAAGCATAAGGTATCTGCTACTGTAGGCCATAGTCATTTGTTAGATTATGCTATATCTACTTTACCAAATGGTAAAAAGCTACATGGTTTATCTGCAGGATGTTATTTATCTCATGATGAGCACTTTGCTAGAGATACACAGCACATGTGGTGGAGTGGTCTTGTAGTTAAAAGAGAAGTTAAAGATGGTAATTATAATATAGAAACAATTGACATTAAAACTATTAGGAGGGAATATGGAAGAAGATCTTAAAATACCTATGTGGGAACGTGATGGAGATAATGTCAATGCACCACAACACTACTTACATGGTAAAAAAGAAACTATAGATGTAATTAATGATTGTATGACTAGTGATGAATTTCATGGATATCTTAAAGGTAATATCTTGAAGTATGTTTCTAGATATAAATTTAAAGGAGAGCCTTTGGAAGATTTACAAAAAGCACAATGGTACTTAAATAGACTAGTAAAGGAGGTCAGTAATGGGTCAAGTTAAGCAGGCACTTATAGAAGTAGAAGATTTTGTTAATGGTTGTTTAAGAAAAGGTAGGACACTTAATCAAACTATTAGAGATGCAAGAGAATCTCAAGCAGCAAAATCTAATCCTTATTTAGATGATGAGGATTTAATAGAAAATAAATACTACCAATTTAAAGGAGCAGATTAATGAGAGAAATGTTTATAGAAGCATTAACTAAAAAATATGAAGCTGATATAAGTGTAGCAAAAGCAACCATATCAGTATATATGGATAAGTCTGTGGGTATTGGCGAACATCCACAGTTTATACATGAGATTGACAAGCAACTAGAATTAATTGCTAGTGCAGAAGAAAAACTAAAAACACTAAAGAATCATTATCCAACAGATGATGACATACCATTCTAATAGGAGGAAAGATGGATAAACAACCACAACCAAAGCAATATGTAATTGATTCTAAATCATTGCAAGATATAATGAAATACTTAATGACTAGACCATATGCAGAAGTATATGCTCTTATGCACATAATGACCACGCTTAAACCTGTAGAGTCAAATGGAGGAAAGGATGGCGACAAAAAATAATCTAGATCCATATACAGGATTATTGTTTGAATTAAAGATTGGTCTTAATGAGAAGAACGCTATAGTAATTGATTATGGTGGTAAACCTGTAGGTAAAATTAGAGAAGCCCTAAAAGGTTTTCCTTATCAAGCTAATCTTTGTGCTGCTATAATTAACCATGCAAACTCTTTAGGTAAAAAATTAGAATCTGATGTTAAACAAATTATACAAACACTGTAGAAAATTATTTTGGCATAATATTATTATGGAATTTCTTGAAAGGTATGCTTCTAACTTTAGTAGCTACCTTTGGAGGAAAAGATGGGGTGATAGATCTTTGTATCAATCAGACCAAAAAAAAAGGCACCCAGAGTAAATACTCTAGATGCCTTGTTGTTGCCTGTGTGGGGAGTCTTTATGGCTCCCCTTTTTTTTATCTTATATTAACAGTTCCAAGCACGGAGTGCTTTATTAATTCTTGAGTTAGGATCTCTTGCAGTTTTAGCAGAAGTAAGTTTCTTCTTCATACCTTTCATCCTCGCACAAAACGAGGCACGCCTTTTGTTACCAACCTTTTTACTTGGGGCTTTTAGGTTTCCCCCAGTTGCACGATTGTAAGAATCACGGCCTTTTTGATTAAGACCACCTTTAGGATTCTTACCTTCTTTTCTCTGCCATGCTGGTGACTTTGCCATTATACTTTCTTAGCTAGTTTCTTGTTAATTTTCTTTTGTACTGCTTCTGGTAGTTTAGAAAAACCTTTGTGTTTTTTAGCAACACCTTTTTTCTTCATACCATTTTTCATTTTCATTGCATTTTTTTTCATTCCGTACATTAGCTGTATCTCCTATATTTTTTAGTTTTCTTTGCTATACTCTTTGGTTGTTTAACAAATTGTTTACCTTGTGCTTTACCTTTTCTTTTTGCTGCTGTTGTCCTTGCGTATTCCGAAGACGACATTGCTTTGATAGCTTTCTCTGGCAAATATCTTTCCCCAGTCTCCGAAGACTTCTTGCCAGACTTCGTTCTCCATTTCTGCTTGCCCCATGCTTTTAGACTTCTTTGACTCTTTGCAAGTGCCATTATTTTTTTCTCCTTTTTCTGATTGCATCTTTCCCCTTTTTAAATATAGACGCTACTTTTGTTTTACCCATAACTTTTGCTCTTTGTTCTCCAACAGTTAAGATTTGGATTTTCCTTGCAAATGGTTTAGATATCTTTTTAACCTTTGCAACAGTTTTACGAGCATCAGCAGGAGTCGCAAACTTAATACTAACAGTGTCCTTAGGATTCTCATCAGTGTAGAGTCTCCTACCAGATCCTTTGGGTTTTTTACCTGTACCCTTTTTTGGATCCGCCACGTTTCATCTCCTTAATATGGTTTTCAATAATTTTACTTTGCTTTTTATGTAAAGCAGATGCTTTCTTCAAAGCCTTTGCAACTTTTTTTATTTTCTTAACCATGCTTATATTTTTCTCTCCAATAATTTTTTCTTTCAAGTAATCTAACTTTATATTCTAAGTCACTAATACCTAAAAGTTTTTTAATAAAAGCTATCATTACTTATATCCTCCTCCAGCTTTCTTATATGCTTTAGCTAAAGCCTGTGCTTTTCTTGCTGACCATTGGCCAGCAGCTGTACCATGAGATGCCTGCGATTTTATTCTCTGGAATATTTTTTTTCTCATCCCAGGTTTAGTATAGTTGCCTGCTTTATTTACTGTGCTTTTTTTCTTCGCCATCTTTTAACTCCTTGTATTCGTAGTCATAACTACCTTCCTGTACTTCATCTGTAATCCATTTAGATGTATCTTCCACGGACCAAATTCTAGTATTAACTAATCTATGTATAAGAGGTTTGCTAGGATCAGCTGCCATAGATGGATCAAATATCCTTAGTCTATTGTTGGGTTGAATTGCATAGTTGCCATCGTCTAATTCTATTA